TACTGGAACTGGGTTGCCGTTTAAAATAGGACTAATATCCCCTTCCATAATACTAAGTGCTGGTATAAAATCACCCAATAGATTGGTATCTGACGGAACATATACTCCGCCCGGCACCGGAGTTAGTATAATACTATTATCGTCGGTTACCGGAGTAACTTCGGATTCTGGAGTTAGTATTTGACCATCTATTTTATTAGTACTCCAGGCTGGAGTAGTGAACCCAACTGCACCGTTAGTGACATTACCGTATATTTCTGGTGAAGCGTTAATTAAGGTAAGTGTGGGACTCTCAATGGCATTGTTTATTCCGGCAGGAATAGTGTTGTTAGTTGTGAGCGTTTTTTGATCCATACTAGACAACCCAGTAGAAATATTATTATCCAATGGTATGCCTGCACTAATGAGTCTCTGTTGATTTCTTTCTTGTCTCATTTGTGCTACTGCACTCTGTCCTCCTAAAGTTGATAAGTTACTAATTGCTTCTAGTGTTTGAGCAAACATGTGAGGTTTGGTATCTTGTGCAATAGTAGGAATAGAGTCAACAAAGATGTTGATTGAGGTAGGATACGTGTTAAGGAATAAATCTTTTGGTACAGATACCGGAGGCAACCCTATATATCTAGATCGTTGCTCTATTGCTAGTTGACCGCCTAAGATATTCCAATAAGTGTTTAATAATTTAATTGAGTTAGTGTTATTTACCGCAATATTAGCTATTTCTGCGTTAGCTTGAACAATATAATTCTGAACATATGTATTCATTGTTGGCCAACCAGCAGTACCGCTAGCAGTGTTGGTTCCCGGCGTTGCGACCGGCGGACATTGAATTGTTATAGTGGGGATAGTTGTCGTATCTGGTCCAGGACTAGTCAAGGTAAGCTGTGTTATTCTACCAAAGCTGCCGGCGCCTACTGAGGCGGCATCCATATCGTTAGTACCAATTAATGCAACTGCGGTTCCGCCGTTACTAAGTGTGACTAATGGTGCAGGAGCCCCGCCTCTTCCGTAGCCGCCGCCCGGGTCAGTTAATGTTATACCAGTAATTGTGTAATAGGTTACTAGAATCGGGTCTTCAATTGTACCTTCATTCACTACGTATGAACTATATTGTACTGTTGCCGTTGCTTGTTCCCACGTTACAGCTAAAAATAATTGTTTATAGATTCCATATAAAGTAGATGTTTCTGTATTTTTTATAAGATTGAAAATCTTTTCCCAAGGGTAAGGCAAGCCACTCATAGACCCAAAAAAGTCTGACATTGTGTAAGTTCCGTATGGACCTGTACCTAATGCTTCTTTTTCTTGTAAATTTTCGATAGATTCTTGATTAGTGGGTTTACTAGTACCGTTAACTAAATTTAGATTTCTAGTATTCTCCAATGATTTTACGGCTCTTGAAAACTTTTTAATGTCAACACGCTCTATATTTTTCACTTGACGCATAGTGAACGAGAATGCGCCAGCTGCAACCGCTTGTTGTTTTGGTAAAATATCAAACAAATACGAACCAAATCCTGTTTTAGGCATACTGATGTTATTTGTATTAACAACACGATTTCTAATAATATTGGGAGGACGATTAGGTGTTTGAGTACCTACATATTCGTTCATATCCGCGGTCATTAACGCTTCATTAAGTCCGTCGGATATGTAAAGAGGATAGTATGTTTTGCTGTTTGTAGGTAGCCCTAATTCGCTATTGTATTTGGGTACAGTCAATGACTGGTAGCTGTTAGGGAATAACTTTTTAACATCAAGTAACTCAGCTAAACTAGTTAAGCCTTGAGTAGTACATTGCAATGGAGCTAATACTTCTTCTAGATTTTCACCAATGATCATTAAGAAGGCGCTATATATTTCCTGTTCTTGTTCTACTGTAGGAGTAGTTATAGTTCCAGAAATCAGTCCCTGAACTTCAGAACTTTCTAACCCAGACGATAATAATGCTAGTACTAAATCTTGAATTACTGCATTATTTTGACCCAAAGTCTGTAGCAACACAGAAGGCAAGCCAAAACTATCAATTCTAGATAAGTTAATTACTTTTCCTAAATTGTCTAAATCAGCTCCGAAAAGCGTATTTGCTAAATTTATTCCATAGATATCTGCACTCATCAAATCATCCATGTTACTATATGCGCCATCTAAAAACGTTTTTGCATTTTGGTTGGCCATAATAGCTTGATTAGTGTAATCAATGAATGCTTGTGCTGACAAAAATGAGGACAAAAATTCTTTGTATTCCGGAACCTGCACATTTTGAAGGTACACTGGCAAACTACTAGTAGGGTCTACGACTAATCCGTTCCAATTGAATTCGTTCCAGGCTTGTAATGCATGAAGTCTTATATACCCCCATTGCGTTATAGAACTATTAGGATTAGTAGTATCATATGGTAACCAAGTTGCATTTTGCTTTTGATTAGTTACCCCGGCTCCTTGAAGCGGGTCACCATACGACCCATCGTAGTTACCATAACCACTAGTAGCAGGTCCTGGCAATGCACTAGAATAGCCTGATTGTCTTCCAAATTGTTCTGCAAAAGATGGAGGAGAAGAAACTCCTTCAGGTCTTGCCCAATTATTGGACGGATCTGTTGCAACATAAGTAGGAGGCTTCGCATTACCTAGCGCGGGAACCGTTCCTGCACCAATACTGATAAGATTGTTATATGTACTATCTGATAGTGTTTTAGTTGCACCCGATACTGCTACGCCACGAAGGTACCCATCATTGATAGCCCAAGTTAACATGCGTAATGATGTATTGCTAACTAAGCTACCGAATGTATAAGCAGAGTTTGTCTTACTAGCACCCATATATGAAGCTGAAACAGGATTAATGGATAACCCTTGATTTAATAGATAGGAACCAATCACGTTGACTCCTAATGGACTTTGTTTACCTGTGTCAGCCATGTATCACCTTATGGTACAAAAACGTCAGGGCTACCCTGAGTTATCTTATGTCCGCACGTATTGCCTGACCCAACTCGTAGAACAGCGACATTTTCAGCAAATACAGTTGGGCTACCCTCTGTTGTTTTTGCTTTAGCGTGAGGTCCATCGCCATGAGGCGTAATGTCACTGACATTCAAACCCACTGCAATGCTATTAGCAAAGACTGTGCTAGCACCACGGACAATCTTTCCGCCTGCTTGATTCTGATCACCTTTTCTACTGAGTTGAGCCATTTGTTATCCTAAAATAAGCTTCTTATCAGGCACTACTAGACCAGTAGTAGCCTCAATGTACTTTGCCTTAACACTTTCATCGGTCAATGCATAGATAGTTACGTTATTAATATTTAGTCTTGCAGGATCCTTCGGATTTGCAGTAAACATGCTCTGCATTAATCCCAATCCCTGAGGTCCGGGTGCAACTGATACTGGATCCTTTAGTGATACAAGATGTTCTTCAACTTCAGTAACTTTTCCGATAACTTCTTCTCCGGAAGTCAACTTGAATGTGTAGGTTTCTCCAACTGTAATTGTCATATTCGTTCTTTCTTATGCTGCTTCTGCTAAAAACTTAGCACGAAGTTCTGTAAATCCACCGACGAGTTCTCCGTCGAGGAAAATCTGAGGTACGGTACGTGCATTGGGAACTGCTTCAAGCAAGTCTTCCTTAGTGTATCCTTCACCAATCTTTCTTTCTTCAAATTCAATACCCTTCTGTTCTAGAAGTGTCTTAGCCTGCACACAATAGGGGCAGTGATCTTTTGACCATACAATTGCTTTCATATTTTTATCCTCTTAGTTTTATATAGTAATTATCTTTGTTAGGGGTATCAATTATTTTACTGTTCGGTATATTCCAGTTCCAAACTCTATTTTTTATATAGTAGCTAATGTTTTCGTATGCTATTTTATTGTACTCGGGAGTTAAATGCCCTGATATAAATTCAGAGTTTTCGTCCCATTTAATGCCCATGCTAGTATCCGTAAATTGAAATTCATCCATTTGTGCATAATAGAGAGAACATAAATTAACATTGTTGGGTAATTGTAATTTTTCTTTATACTCGTCTCGGTATGAGCATTCATAGCACGGTATTACGATAACATGCGGACCAACTGAAGAAATTTTGTCTACCATCAATTCGCTGTTATCATACTGATAATCTTCATCCGAAAGTTCAAACCAATGTTCTAATTTTTTTAATAATTCTCGGTCGTCGGTGGATAGTGACATCGTTTTTTTCCAAACGTCAATTTGTACTTGGTTAGTAATGCACCATTGTTCTCCACCAAAAAAATGTAAAGGTTTAATGTATCTATTAGGTTCAGTAACTAAAAAAATAATCAAATCATGCAGATGATTAGTTCTTTCAAATTCTTTATAAGAATAGTATACTGAAGATCCACTAAGTGCATAGTTGGTTAATTCACAGTTATATTCTTGCTGTAGTAACGTTGACCAATGATGTGACAAACCTTTTAACTGTCTATCATAATCTTTACTGAGGCTACGAGTTCCAAAACTGTCTCCGTAAATAGCTAAACTTTTTATCATAAATTTGGTAATTCATCGTAATCTAATGAATCACTCATCACCCCGATTACATATGAAGTTGACTCTGATTCTTGAAGTGCAGTCTGCTTCTTACTAGTATCCATATGCTTATTGAACCAAGGAATAGGAGTAGTCTTTGGAGCTGGATTCCAGTATTTAATGCCGATTTGCTTAAGAGCGTCTACTGCGTTATAATCAACAAAGTCAATCATGATACGTTCGTTAAGACCGATGACCGGGCCCTTCTTAAAGAGATAGATGGCCCATTCTTTTTCTTCACGAATTACATCTTCATAAATCTTACGAACTTGTGCTTCACAATCAATCTTAGCCTTAGCAAAACGAGGGTCTTCTTTGATAACCTGATTAATCATCCAAGCAGTCCACTCTTTGTGCAAGAGTTCGTCCTGTAGAATCAAGCTGATAATGTTGCCGTTGCCCATGAAAATCTTGTTTTCAACCATCGCAAGTGATGTTGCAAATGACACCATAAAGCGGAAAGCTTCAAGTGCATAACTTGCATGAAGGGCTAGCCAAATTGCTTCAATATGACGCTGTTCATTTACTTTCATTCCCAATTCTTTTTGACAGTTAATTAGATGGAGTGCATCGTAATACTCACCTACGCTTGATGCCATTTCAATGATTTCGGCAGTGTCATGAATCGTGTTGAATACTTCTTTGGGAACATTGTAGATGTTACGAATGATGTGGCTGTATGAGCGAGAGTGAATGTTTGTTTCAAAGAAGCTCCAGTTACTCATAATAGCTTCAAGTTCGGGGATAGAGCATACCGGAGTAAAGACTTGTGCTGGTGCTCTACCTTGCAAACTGTCAAGTGCTGTCTGCCTAAGAACATTGCTAGTAAAAATGTGCGCAACAGCTTCACTGGCATCTTTCATATCATTTGCATCTTTAGTCAGTGAGATTTCTTCCGGAACCCAAAAGAATCCGCGGGCTGATTGTTCAATCTTCTGTAGCTTCTGATACTTGACTTCTTCAAAACGCTGAATGGTTACAGGGCCTGCTGGGTCAAGGAACATCTTACGGTTAA